AAGAAGATTGCTTTCATAAAGACGAGGATGAAGAGATCCATAACACAGGCGCCTGCTGGTGTTAAGCCTTGGGTTTACCACTACTCCGAAGATATGACCCGTTGGGCACAACAGTTCATTGTGCCGTCATTCAATCTGACTCTGTCTCCATTCTGCCTCGAATTTGGTGAGATATATGCATGGAACACTCAAATACTGTCGAGATTCATGAGGAAGAAGATTGAGCTGCCATCTGGTTTACTCACAGAATTCTTCTCCGATCCACTAAAAAGGTACAAAGAACACATAGGGGACCTTCAGAATCTTAAAGACGAAACAATTCGCAAACAGGAAGCTGGTGAGCCTTTTGGTGTCATTGAGAACAGAGTTGGTATGTGGATGGGTATATTACACTACACTTCATCACACTATCACCTTTGTCTGATAAGCTTCATGGAAGATTTGTTCAGACGCTCGCTTGTGGTGAAGTTCGGCCATTCCTCACTATCTAAAGTTGTGACCAACTCCTGTGTGTCATCCGATGATCGATATCGGTTACTAGTAATCTACAGCAACGATTCACAGTTCGCAAAGAAGGTCCTCGAATTGTATAATGAGTGTGGTCGCATCACAAATCGTTTGTTCAATGTCAAGCTGTCAAACAAATCCGCAACGGGGCCTGTGGTGGGTGAATTCAACTCCGTTTTCTTCACGTATGAAAGTTACTTGCCTGCGACGTTGAAGTTTGCGGTGCAGGCAGTCAATCATTACTCAACTGACTCTCCTGACAGCTATATAAAGCAATCATATGATAGTGTTCGATCTGCGTTTGAGCATGGCCTGTCAGTCACAGGATGCATGGTCGCACATATCATGAATGCTAGGAAATTCTATTGGATTTTCCAGACCGGCGCCGGCCAAATCAATGACCTTCGCAAACATTTCGAATGGCCGACCATGATACCTTATCAACTTGGATTATATCCTTTCTTTTGTCCGAGTATGATGGTTTTCATTGGGCCGGAAATGCATAATTACTTCAATGTTGCAATTGCCATCCCGAGTAAGCTGGCGTCTATGGCGGATATTGTGAGATTATACTCCAGTGTCTACACGTTCACTTCAGTCAGTGACAACTTTGACACAACCATCAAGCCACCGGATATGCCTCAAACTGTGTCAATCAAGATCAGGACCGGGGCTGTTAAGCAATTGATTCGATATCGGAAGCGGCTGGAAATTGACAAGAACATGATAATGGGGTATCTTGAGAAGAACCCCATGTTGATATTCACGAAGTCCACTACCCTACAAGAGGAAATTGAGAAGCTTCATTGTCAGCTCTTTGTGCCGGGTGCTGAGGTTTCTTTGAGGAACACAAGGCGGCTATTGTACTTTGGTAGGGTTGGAGCTGCAGCCGGCGCCAAGGCATTCTATCTGTCAGATAGTGCGAGAGACAAAGATTCTTTGGTCTTATATCGTGAGATACTGTCTGCGGTCGTCAGTAGGAAGCCAAGACGCTTGCTCACTATGACCGACCTGCCCATGGTGTTCCACGATTTCCAGACGTACAACATGCTCTCAAGATATTTCTACCAGGTACCTCAGATGACATCTTATGCTTCGGGACACAATGTCTTCTCACAAAAGAACCTACTCATCCATGAGGGATCCCAGAGACTATCTCTACCAATCACCAGAGTCATCTGCAAAAAGTGGTTTAAGGAGGAGATTGATGATGCGGAGATCGGCAGATACATGCGATCTTGCATGACCGTCAAGAGCATGTTTCCGTGGTTTGCTGACAGCCTCCACAAAACCATGGAAAACTTGGGACTGGATCCGACAGTTGTGGCGCTCCAGCAGTTTGTGATTAAATTTCTCAT